TGTCGTAAATAAAACATATTATCTTCAAATGCCAATTCTTCAAATATAGGATCAATATATAAATATTGATGACATAATTTGTATGTGCCTTTAAACCAACTTTTACATTGTTCATCGGTTAAAGGGAATGATTCATATTCTTCACTTAAACTAAAAAGCCTATACTCCACATAAATTAATAAATTATTATAATCTTGTAAATCTCCATAATCCTTATAATTAAATTCATATTCTTTCAATAATTTTTCAATAAATAATTTATTCTCTTCTTTATTTCTTAATAAATATTTATTAATATATTCTTCACTATATTTTTCGTCTTTGTTATTATTATTATTATAATTATTATTATAATCGGACATTGTATTATATAAATTATAATACAATATTTTTAAGCATATTATCTTAATCAAAAGAAACGACAATTTCTACCTCTTCCTTTTTAATGGTTTTTGAGGCGCTAATTGATAATTCTTCGCGTTTTTTTCGCGTTTTTTGACCGCTGCCGCTACTACCAGTCGCAGCAGCAGATGACGATGACGCAGCATGCATTGTTTTATTTCTAGTTGCATTACTATTGCGATTATTCATATCGGCTTCAATCAACGCATAATTCGACTCAATATAAGCAATCACGCCATTTTCAAATGCCCATTTAAAAAAATTAAGTTGACCAATCGTCGTTTGAAAATGCGTATCGTTTTTATAAGGAATGTTAATTCGTTCCCATCGACAAAAAGGATCAAAACGTTTTTTTGAATAAGATTTTAATTTTAATTTATAATCGACATAGACTTTAAATCTTTTATTCGTATTTGAAATCGGATAAACTGTATAATATTTTTTCGCATAATTTGTTGTAAACCAATCGACAATCCGTAAGGATATTTTCGATTCGCCATTAATGATATTTAACATCTTTTCTAAATTATTCTCAGTTTCATAATAATGTAATAAATTATGTAATAATAAACTATTTTGGGTAGTATATAATGCCATTTATTTTATATATAAATAAATGTCATGATATATATTTAAGTGATTATCAAAATAAAAAGTATTTTATTAATATTATAATAATTATTTTTTATGATACTCATCATTCTCATTAATATTCGAATTTTTTGGCATTAAAAAATTCTGTTGGATATCCAAATCTTTAATATAATCATTATTTAACATAAAAGGGTTTTGATTCGATTGTCCAATTAAATAACGTTCATTCATTTTCGTATTGGCATCTTCGCGTTTATTATTTATTCTAAATATTTCATTCTTGTCTATTTCTTTTTTCATGAGAAGCGGATTATCTTCTTTTAAAGATTTTTCATATTTCTCGCCATGCCGCCAAACGAATTCTTCCATTATTATTATATTATATTATCCGTATTATTATTTTTTTAGTTATTAAACAAAATAATAATAATAATTAATATTTCTTTGATTTCTTCGATTTCTTCGATTTCTTCGATTTCTTCGATTTCTTTGATTTCTTCGATTTCTTCGATTTCTTCGATTTCTTCGATTTCTTTGATTTCTTCGATTTCTTTGATTTCTTCGATTTCTTCGATTTCTTTGATTTCTTTGAGTTGCCTCCTCCTACACTAAACAATTCTTCATTCGATATAATATCGCTTCCATTAATAAGATCATCATATTCATTCCCAATTAAAACATCTCTCACATCTCCATCTATTTGTTGTATAAACTTAAATTTAATATCAACGACATCTTCATCATGTAGATTAAGTTTACCATAATAACTTTGTCCTAATTCATCATCATATTTACTATCAACGAAATAAAAATATTTACTATACACTTTATATTCTCCATTTGCTATATCATTCAACAATTGTTCGATTTTTGCTTTTTCTCTCGCATCGCCAGAATAGTCCCACAATTTATTTTTCATTTTTAATACTGGTCTTACAATAAAAAAAGATAGTTCAGCACCATTATCATCATCATCATCTCCCAAAGGATCTATAATCATAGGTCCTGCCATTTTATATATAATATATAAATAATAAAATAAAATAAAATAAAATATAAATAAACTTTCATGATTTTTGAATACGTAAATGTTTAGTAAAAGTAAATTTATCTACATCCGTCACCCGACGTTGTAAATTACATTTTAAACAAGAAATAAGCGTATTTTCTTTGCTATGACATAAATCATTATCTTTCCTGTCTAAGGTCCATTGCAAAGTATAGCGTACATCTTTATATAAAATAAAAATATCTTGTTTACAATAATAACATTTCAGTTTAGCAATGACCATTTTTTCCAGTACTTCTTCTAAATTAATTAAAGCAATCTGATTATAAATATATTTTTTAATATCTTGTTGTTTATATCCTTGTATTTTTTTCTCAATTTCTCTCTCAATCCACTTTTTATTTTCAACCAAATCACCCAAAAAAAGTTTGTTCACCATTTCTAATTGTTTTTTATGCGCTAGCATTTCTTCGGGTAGATCGATCATCTGATTTCGTACTGCCTTTTTTTTATCTTCATTCTCATTAGTGGCATTATGCATTTTATCGATGTTATTTTTTCCTGTAATATGAATACTTTTCATCTATTAGAATAGAATAGATTGAGAAGAGATATAATATATTAGTAAAAATAATATAAATATATAACATAATTAAAAAGGGTTAAACTTAACTAGTTAATACTATATAAGAAAAAGAAGAAGAAGAATGTCCAGAAAGGAATACTGCCAAGAACAAAAAAATCTGATGAATAATGCAATTACAACAAAAACATCCTCAATGTCTAATATAGAATTATTTTTAGACCAAGAAAGCAAAATGAATAAAAATGAACCTTGGAATAAATTAGACAAAACGGATAAAATTAAACAATTAAATGATTATGTGGATAATACGTTGATTGAGACCTATACGCTGACTGAACCCGAAGTAATTGAATTAAAAACTTATTTAACCGCGAGTTTAGATAAAAAGAAACTGCAATGTGTAAAAGATGTCCAATATGATAAAACTACTGGAAAAATCAAAACAATTCCTTGTTTGAATTATAATCCAACTATTCGAAAATTCACTTTAATAAAAAATATAAAACGGCGGTCGGCGACAGAATCGTTAGGTAAAGGTAAAACGATTAAAAAGAAAAAAGAAGGAGTAGTTTAATTTATTCTTATTATGAATGAATTTGAAAATAAAAAATATAATAAAAAATATAATAAAAAAATTGATTATAAATATAAATTCTTATTTATCATCAATAACAACTAAGAATGGAAACGACAAACCCTTTAAAACATTTAAACCATTTACTTCAGTCGCTCATTGATCAATTTAAAATTCAATCAGCATTAGGAACAGCAGTAGGAGCAGCAGCAGCAACAGCAAGAGAAGCAGCAGGAGAAGAAGAAGAAGAAGAAGAACCAACATTATTAGCCGAGACAGACGAAGAACAATTATTTGAAACTATTTTAGAACTCATTGCAGAAATCATCCTATCTGATCCAATGCGATACATACAACCCACTTTTCACGAACAAGTCGTAGATGAAGTAGAAGAATTACTTGAACAACAATTCACCGATGTCTATGCTAACTATGAAAAAGAAAATCTAGAAATGTTAAAAAACGAAATAAGCGAATTAACCGAGAAAGCAATGAATTTCTTTTATAGACATATTGCCCCGAAACGATCATGTGGTAATACTTTTATTCGCATAAAACCGAAGATAGCGCAATTAAAGAAAAAAATCGATTATTTGCAAGCGGTGCCACAACCGGATCAAAGAACAGAAGCGTGGCATGTCTTTCGACATGAATGTCTTACCGCCAGTAGTATTTGGAAAGCGTTTGGTAGCGAAAGTTCTAAAAATCAACTCATTTATGAAAAATGTAAACCGATGGATTTGAATAAATATAAATCAGTTTCGACAGAAACGGCAATGCATTGGGGTAATAAATATGAACCTCTTTCCATCCTTTTGTATGAAGAGAAATATAAAACCAAAGTGAGCGATTTTGGCTGTATTCCGCATAAGCATATACCCTTTGTAGCGGCTTCTCCTGACGGAATTAATACTTGCGAAACTTCTTTGCGTTATGGCCGAATGTTAGAAGTAAAAAATATTGTTAATAGAGAGATAAATGGTATTCCTAAATTAGAATATTGGATTCAAATGCAAGTGCAAATGGAAGTATGTAATTTAAATGAATGTGATTTCTTGGAAACACGTTTTAGTGAATATGAAAGTGTCGATGAATTTATGGCAGATGGCCCAACATTTCAAGAATCCAGTGAAGGATTACCGAAAGGTCTCATCATGTATTTTATCAAAAATGGCCAACCTTTTTATGAATATGCGCCGTTAAATATGACACTAGAAGAATGCCAAAATTGGGAAATGAGTAAAATGGAAGAACATTCGGCGCTGACGTGGATGAAAACACTCTATTGGAAATTAAATGAAATGAGTTGTGTTTTAGTATTACGCAATGAACTTTGGTTTCGAGCGGCGACACCCCTTTTAAATAATATATGGCAAACTATTCAACATGAAAAAGTGAATGGCTATGACCATCGTGCGCCGAATAAAAGAATGAGTAGTAGTAGTAATAAAAATCTTGCTGCAACTGAAGCGGCACTACCTTCTAAATGCCTTATTGATGTAAGTAAATATTTTCCACAAGAATAAGATGACCAAAATATGATAATGATTAAAATATGAAAACGATTAAAATATATATCTATTTTTTTATTATATATTTTTTTATTATAATTTATTCGCAATGATTTAAAACTAACACATTTTATAATAGTAATAATAATAATCAGAATGCAACCAAACGACGAAATGCGAGTAATAAAACGGGATGGCACTTATGAAGATGTTTCTTTTGATAAAATTCTGCGCCGTGTTAAAAAAGTGGGTTCAGAAGCAATACCACCTTTAACTATTAATTATAGTCATTTAGTGATGAAAGTTATTGATCAATTGTATAATAATATACAGACCCATATTATTGACGAATTAACCGCCGAACAATGTGCATCCCTCTGTACCAAACATACGGATTATTCTACTCTCGCCAGTCGGATTATTGTATCCAATAATCACAAAAATACAGAAAATTCTTTTTATAAAACAATGTATAAACTCTATCATTTCACGGATATTCACGGCAATCCAGCACCTTTAATTGCTGAAAAATTATGGCAAATCATTCAAAAACATACGGAGACGATCGAATCTATGATTGATTATAATCGTGATTATTTATTTGATTATTTTGGCTATAAAACACTTGAACGCGCCTATTTAATGCAAATTCATAAAAAAGTCGTTGAACGGCCACAACATATGTGGATGCGGGTTGCGATTGCGATTCACGGCGAAGATTTCGATCTCGTGAAAGAAACCTATGATATGTTATCACAAAAATATTTTATTCATGCAACGCCGACATTATTTAATGCGGGTACGCCGCGTTCTCAATTAAGTTCCTGTTTTTTATTAAGTATGGAAGAAGATAGTATTGAAGGCATCTATAATACCTTAAAAGATTGTGCGAAAATATCGAAATGGGCTGGCGGTATTGGCCTACATATTCATAATATTCGCGCGACGGGCACGCATATAAAAGGCACGAATGGCACCAGTAATGGTATTGTGCCGATGTTGCGAGTGTTTAATATGACTGCGCGGTATGTCGATCAAGGCGGCGGAAAACGCAATGGCAGTTTTGCGATTTATTTAGAACCTTGGCATGCCGATGTGGAAAATTTTTTAGAACTGAAAAAAAACCACGGGGATGAAGAAATGCGCGCACGTGATTTATTTTTCGCTTTATGGATTCCATCACTTTTTATGGAAAAAGTCAAAAATAATGAAGAGTGGGGTTTATTTTGTCCCGAACAATGCCCAGGTTTAGCGGATTGTTATGGCACTGAATTCAACGAGTTATATAATAAATATATGCGGGAAGGCAAAGCCTTAAAAGTAATTAAAGCGCGTGAGTTATGGTTTAAAATTTTGGATAGTCAAATGGAAACTGGCACGCCTTATTTATTATATAAAGATGCGGCAAATGAAAAAAGTAACCAAAAAAATATTGGCGTGATTAAATCGAGTAATTTATGTACTGAAATCATTGAATATAGTGATAAAAATCAAACGGCGGTTTGTAATTTAGCCAGTATTGCTTTAAATAAATTCATATTAGCCGATAAAACCTTTGATTATGAGAAATTACATCAAGTGACAAAAATAGTCACGACGAATTTAGATAAAATTATTAGTATTAATTACTATCCTACAGATAAAACCAAAACGAGTAATTTTCTACATAGGCCGATTGGGATTGGCGTACAAGGTTTAGCGGATGTATTTGCGTTAATGGATGTCGCATTTCATAGCGAAGAAGCCAAACACATTAATAAACAAATTTTTGAAACTATTTATCATGGCGCATTAGAAAGGTCGAATGAAATAGCGAAAGCGAGGTTAGAGGGCATGCGCGAAATTAAAAGAAGTCGGACCACTCGCGATATTGTGCCAAGTGGTCTAGGCAGCAACGATACAAATGAAATAGATACAAATGAAATAGATACAAACGAAATAGATCGACGCGGGTTGGGTTATGATAATGCCTATATTCGACATTTAATCGAGAGATTAGAACCACTTGAGGCCGAATTTGCGCAACTCGCTGAAGATCATTTAGGCGCGTATAGTTCATTTACTGGGAGCCCAGCATCCAAAGGGGAACTTCAGTTTGATTTATGGGGCGTGGCGGCACCCACGATGCGGTATGATTGGTCGACTTTAAAAGAAAGCATTAAAACATATGGCTTACGCAATTCCTTATTATTGGCGCCGATGCCGACTGCTTCAACGTCGCAAATTCTTGGCAACAATGAATGTTTTGAGCCGTTTACGAGTAATATTTATAGTCGACGGACTTTAGCCGGTGATTTTGTAGTACCAAATAAATATTTAATGCAAGAACTGCTGGCCTTGGGATTATGGACCGAAGAATTAAAAGAGAATATTATTTTGAATAAAGGCAGTATTCAACATATTGATTTCCTTCCACAAAAAATAAAAGATAAATATAAAATCGTGTGGGAAATTCCTATGAAACATTTAATCGATATGGCTGCTGATCGTGGGGCGTTTATTTGTCAATCGCAGAGTTTGAATTTATGGGTCGAAGATCCAGATTATAAAACATTAACTTCAATGCATTTTTATGCATGGCAATCTGGTTTAAAAACAGGCATGTATTATTTACGCCGAAAACCGAAACATCAACCACAACAATTTACCATTGCGCCAAAAAATATCGAGAATAAATTTTCTTTAGAAAAGGAGGAAGAGGAGGAAGAACATGGTTGTGAAATGTGTTCATCTTAATTTTTTAAAATATAAAATATATATAAAAATAATATGAAGAGCAATAAAGACCCTAAAAAAAATATATTTGATCATAATGAAAATAGTATTAAAGAATTAATCAAAGATGAAAAGATTTTAGCACGAATATTAAAAGGATCTGAAATACATTTAAAAGAAAAAGAAAAATATGGAAAAGTATTTACGCCTTTAAATTTAATATACGATATCGTGATTAAATTACCAAAAGAAGTATGGACAAATCCAACGTTAAAATGGATTGATACTTCTTGTGGAATTGGAAATATTATAATTGTCGTCTATTATTTATTAATGGCGAATTTAAAGGCGGTGAGCGGTTATGAAGACGACGCAATAAGAAGTAAACATATTATTGAAAAAATGTTATATATGATTGAATTTACGGCAGAGAGTATGAACATTTGTAAAGAACTCTTTAAGATATTAAATGCCTCTGCTCATCCAAATATGATTCAAGCAGACTTTTTAAAAGAAGATGCGAAATGGAAAGAGGCGTTTGGTGGCGTACAAATGTTTGATATTAATATTGGTAATCCGCCCTATAATATTGACGGCACGAAACATAAAGGGCAAAAAAATGTATATGTGCCGTTTGTTTTAAAAGGCTTAACACATTTAAATAAAGACGGATATTTCGTGCAAATACATCCGCCTGCGTATCGTGTCGCAAATCATCGTATTCAATGTACGCAAATTAATTTAAATGAAGTATACACGAATAAACAAATTTTATTTATTCGTATGTTTAATGTCGACACCACAAAAGAATTAATGAGCGTGATGATGAATGTTGATTATATTATTCTTAAAAATGTCGAAAATACTAATACAAATACAAATACTAATACAAATACAAATACTATAATAATCGATGTAAATAATGTGCGACATCAATTACAAATATATCCAAATATGTTTATTCCTAATTATGGTTTTACTATTTTAACAAAATTAGCCAAATGGGTAAAGAAAAACGGCAATGTAGAAATTGTGTTAAATTCAGAAATGCACGCACAAACGATAGCGGGCACGCAATATAAAAATATTCATGGCATTAAAAAGAAAGGTATTAAAGTATGTTATTCTGATAAACCGCATTCGCTTCATTATAAAAGAAAATTTATTATTAATGGAATTGGCAGTTATAATTATGTATTTTATGATGAAAAGGGCGAATATGGATTTACGCAATCACCTGTGGCTATTGTGGAACCTAATAAAAATACATGTCAACTCATTCAATCAAAACTTTTCCATTATATTGTAGATGCTACGAAAATTATTGGTAATAATTTTAATAAAAAAACCAGTTTATTCTTACCTCTTATTGCGGAAGATAAAGTTATTATACAGAATGAAAAAGAATTATATATTTATTTGAAATTTACTTCAACTGAAATAAGTGAAATAGAGAGATATTCAGTTCCAACTTTTGTAAATTGTGAGTTATGAATTATATTTCTATGAAATATTTTATGAATTATATTTCTATGAAATATTTTATAATTTATATTTCTATGAAATATTTTATATAATATATTATGTATTATATAAAATGCAATATTCTCATTCTTATTTTTTTTTAATTATGTTAATTGTTGTATTTGAAAATTTTGCCCAATATAATATAAAAAAAAATAAAGTAGAAAAAAATATGTTTTATATTTTTTTAGCAATTGCTTCTTATGGTATGGTTTGTCTATTATTAGGAAAATGTTATGATTTTGCTGGCGCGGGTATTGGTATAACTAACTTCATTTGGTCTATTCTGAGTATTGTCAGTTTAATTATTTTAGGAATAATTGCCTTTCATGAAACCATTACAAAATATGATATTATCGGTATTTTATTATGTATTTGCGGTTTATATTTTATTTTTATTGTGGATCATATATAACATCATTTATAATATAGTTTTAATTTTGTATTTTTTTAAATTTAACATATAAATGTTACTTCATAACATTTCATTTAATTTTTTAATTAATAATTCTCTGCCATAATTATCAAATAATGTTTTTAATATATTATGAGCGTTGGCTAATTCATAACGATCATTAATTTCTTTTCGTTTGCGTGCATCTTCTTCTTGTCGTTTGAATTCCTCTGCCGCTTTTACTTTTGCTTTTGCTTCTTCTGCCTTTGCTTCAGTTTCTGCTTTTTCTCTTATTATTTTGTCCGCCGCTTCTTTTTTTTTGCGTGCGATTTCTTTTTGTTTTTGATCCTCTGCCTCTTTTTCTTTTTTTTCCGCTTCTTTTTTTTTGCGTGCGATTTCTTTTTGTTTTTGATCCTCTGCCTCTTTTTCTTTTTTTCTTTTATTTTCTTCTTCTATTCGGATGCGTTCCGTTTCTTTTTCTTTTTCTTTTTCATATTGTCTCTTTAATATGTCGGCTGCAATTTTTTGTTTTCGTTCCTGTTCGGCCTCATCCTCTTCTTTTTTAATATGATTTTTAATAGCATTCGTCATTTTTATATAAATTGGGCATTCTTCTTGTAATTTTACTTTTGTTGTACAAGGTGTTGGTAATTCATCTCCTGTATACATAATAAACATAATAGTACCATTATCATCATTATGTACGACACTGCCAATAAACTTGGAATAAGGCATTGGTTCTATATATCGTCCATTTCTTCCAATATGAACACGAGATGCTTTCATATTTTTTCTACCAAATGTAGGAAAATTTGGTAAATTGAAAGTGCGACCATCTGGAATTATTTTATATTTACTACAATTTACATTAGTTTTATCTTCTGTAATTTTGAAATCATATAGTTTTTTCACATTGCCCTTTTGTATTTCATCTTCCAAACATTGTTTTAAAGTTTTCCAATCGGATGATTTTTCTTTTAGGATTGTCTTTCCATCAGTAATTGACAAATTAATGTTATAATCATGATAATAAGAAGATTCATACCTAACACAAATCAATTCTCTTAAAGATTCCATTATAGACTTAACTTGATTTGGAGTTTGCACTTTATCGCTATACTTACCCAAAATGGAAAGTTTAAATTTAATATCCCATTGAGTCCCGCGTATAGGACATATATCTTCGTTTACGTCGTCTTCAATATGTGTTGTTTCTAGTCCCTTGAATGGACTAGATAAACAATTTAATACACTTGATACTCCCCTTTTATCCTGTGTTCGCCAATATAAATCCCATTTGGCAGTTTTGTAATCAGGCATCCATTTAGTTAAACATTTTTTTGATCCATGTCCATATTCATGTTCATTTTTCGCATTTCCGGTATCTTTTGAAGTCCAATCTTTCATACGTTTTACACTTTTTATGCCTTCGCCATTATCGGCGACTTTTAATATACATTCTTCAGGATTTGATATATCCATATGAATATTAATGATAGATGCTTTTCCGTCACCTAAAGCACCATCAATGAGTTCAGGAACTACCAGTAAGGGTTCTGGGAAATCCTCCGAATAAGGTACTCCTTCATTAGCAGAAGCACGCCAAAGACCATGAAAATAATCACTTGAAGATACACTCATTTCTGATTAAGGTGTTGATGTATTGTTTTTTAATTATGATTTATTCAATTTCAATTTTTATGAATAAGGCATATTTTTTCAAGGCATAAAATAATTTTATATATAAAATTGATTTAAAAGAAATATGCCTTATTATATTATATAATAGATATAATAGAAATGTCATCTTTATCTGATAAAATCGCAACTTTTTACAAAAAAAGAAATGATACATTTAGAAAACCTTTGGAAAAAATAATAAATAATATGCTAGATAAATGTAGATACATTAATGGTGAAAGTTTAGAACGACATAACTGGGGTAATAAACCATTAAAATTAAAATATATACCACAAAATATTAAGTCTCCTTCATTTGAAGAAGACCTTTTAAATGCGCTTAATTTAGATGAGAACGAAAAATCAAATATAGAATTGTTATGGGGTGATATTCAACTTGGCAAAAGAGTACACGCTTGTATTATCATGTGGATATCAGTTTATATTTTAAAAAGGCCAGTATTATATATTTTTAGAAATTTATCTATTGATCAAAAACAACTACAAGACGATATCATGGGGACAGAGAATTATAACTTTAATATTCAGTTTATAAAAAATTTATTTGAAGAGTTTAATAAGGAATTACAAGAATATTTTGAAGAAACAAATATAGATTATCACAAGGATTATAAACTGCCGGAATTAAAAGATATTAATAGTAATGATATAATGAGTAAATTAAGCAACAAGGAAGCAATTAATTCAAGTGATATATTTTGTTGTTTAATGAATCATACCCAATTGGAGAAAATAAGTAGTAAATTTAGTGAATATATACATTACAATCACGAATTGGTTGATATGTCTGTTTTAGTAGATGAAAGCGATTTAATGTCGCCTACTTCGTCAAATGACCGAAGCAATGATAACGACAAAAAAGATTCTACTGCATGTGAAAAATTATTAGCCAAAATATATAAAAAGGTAAAATATGTTTTACATATTACTGGAACAGCACATTCATTGTTATATAATATCACTACACGCTTGAGCGATAATACTGATATACAAATTAAAGTATCCAAGGTTCATAAAATGAAAAGATCAAATGATTATTTTGGATTATTTAATAGTGCCATAAAGTTTAATACCACATCAGTTGTTGCTTGGTGGGATTATCAGGATGAAGAAAATAATAAATCGAAATATGATATTATTACAGATTATAATATAAATATAAAAAAAATTATTGAAGAAATATGTGGAAGAACTACAACAAAATATAATTCATTATTAATTTCTGAAGAAAAAATAAGAATAAAACAATTTATTTTGGTAAATAAAATACTATCAGACTTTCCTAATTTATTTATTATCATCTTTCACGGAAATTGTTTGATGTTGTATTTATCAAAAGATTATGAAAAGCAAATAAAACAATGTGCGATGTGGGATGCACAACAATGTGTGACCAGTCAAAGATTATGGCAATCTGGAGGCGTATATGGTTCATCTATTGATACTGAACATTCTAAAAAATTACCGAATAATTATTGTTATTTTAAAATAAATACTAAGGTATTAAATATAAAATTTGTCTATAAATTATTGCGCATATTATTTGAACAAAATGTTACACATATAAAGCATAAGTCTGTTATAACCATCACTGGAAAATACGGAGAACGAGGCTATTCATTTACAAGCGATGATTACGATAACTATTCGTTTCATTTGACCGACCAATATTTCGTTTCCCATTCTACTTTTAATTGTACGGATATTTCTCAACGAGCTAGATTACAAGGTAAATATAATGACAATGAATTAAAAAATGGGGCGATGAAACTGACTTTATGGACGACACCTGAATTACATGATGTCATACAAAACTTTTATGTAAAATTTATAAAGGAAATAGAAAGATTTATAATGGGTTGTGATACTTGGGAGGATATAAAAGATTTAATTGAAAGTATCATAGATAATGGCGAATTCAAGTTCGGCAAATATATGAAATATATTGATGTGTCCAAGAAACGTAAAAATTTAAAACCAATGAAACATTTTGATAAAAAAAATAATGGTTATAGATTAATTCTTACCGACGAACTGAGTGATTCCGAAATTACCGCATGGTGTGAAAAATCAAAATTGCCTGCTTATAATTGTGTGAATGAAATAAAGGAAGACATGACAAAGGATGAATTTGTTGAAAAATATAAAAATAAATGTAAATATATTATAAAAACAGAATATTTCACAGATATAAATTCTGAAATTTGTATTAATTTTTGTAAAAAAAATGGTATTTCATTTCCAGACGATGAATGGTTTAAAAGCAGAGAAGAACATAAAGATGGAAACATTTATAAGGATAAAACCAGAACAGAATGGAAACCATTATTATTAAAGGATATTGATGGTATGTACAACGCGATTCAAGACAGAAAAAGAAGATGGTATTATGGTTATGAGGATAATAGTTTTACAAAATTATTTTATGTAGTTCAATATAACGATACAATTAAAGAAAATTTATATCATTCATCGCCAATAAAAAATAAAATAAGTTATTTGTTTGACAGCAATATTGTAAAATATTCCGTCTTAAAAGAAGAATACCGACAAACAAATACACAAGGTTATTCAAACGAAGATGAAGATGACGATTTTATAGCAGATGGTGGATTACCTAGTAAATACTACTGGAAAACTCCAGACGGATGGTTATATTTATATGATAAAGATAAACCTGAAATAATTTCATTAAATATTGTTAGTCCTATACCAATAGCAAGTGAAACGCAACATACATTACCTTTAATCGATTCATCATCATTAGATGTAGTTACAACGCCCTTAGTTACAACGCCCTTAGTTACAACGCCCTTAGTTGCCTCACCTTTAATAGATAAAGATGTATTATTATTTACACATTCGTGTTTTAAATTAGCAGATAAACATAATTTAAGATTTGGTCTTAGTGATATCTATAAAATTTATGAAGATTGGTGCAAACTTAATAATAAAAAATGTTTAAAAATAAAAAAGAAATTTAAAGAAGAACTCGCAAAATTAAATTATAAAGAAGATAAAAGTAAAGGGGTAGATATTCATAATAATCCAGGTAAAAGAGGATATCATATTATGGTTTCATTGTAATATGTATTTAAAAATTATTATAGTAATATATTAGAATAAAATTAATAATATGTTGAAAGATTATATTATTAATTTTTTTATTTTATCTGAAAATAATAATAATAATAATAATAATAATAATTCGCTAATAAATATATATGAATATATAAAAAGGCGTTATTATAAAAACATTGATATAAATAATATTAAAAATGAAATTACCCATTTAATAAAAAATAAAATTATTATTATTACCAATAATAAAACATATGAATTAACAAAGGAAGGTCAAGTCATATTAAATGATCATAAGTATTATTATGCGAGCATAATAATTCGTTTTTTTAGAAAATATTGTATAAAAACTCATAAAAAATATGAATTGAGAGAAATAAGAGAAGAACAACAAATGTTAAGATTTTTTTTAATCTCGACTAAAGATCATAAATGTATTTTATGTAATAAAAAATTACCTTTATGTTTATTAGAAACAGCACATTTAAAACCCAGATGTTTATTAAATAATATTGAATTAAAAGATAAAAATGTAGTAGAATTTATGTGTCGGTATTGTCATCATTTATACGATAATGGATTATTGGGAATTTGTAATGGGTTATTATGTGTATCACCTTTAATAGAAAAATATGAAGATTTACAATATAATAAAAATAAATTAATTATAAATTATAGTATAGAAAATAATATATATTTTAATTTTCATTATAAATATATATATATATATAATAGTTAATAGTAATTCATTCTTATAGTTTAACATTTCCATCGAGCGCCACACGGAATACATGTCACAAAAGTCGTCATCGGTTCATCTGCCGAACGAGTTTGTAATTGATAATAAGTACATTCTTTTGATTTACATTTCCGACAAGTAAAATTATCAGTAGAGGCCTCTACCTTAGGCGCATATCGTATTTCATCACGCACTTTTTTTTCTTCAATTAATTTTTTCCATTTTTGTGGCGCCATTTCTTGATGGGTCATAAACGCAAATTCGTGGACTTTTATACTTTTCGATAAAAGACGCTGTTTTAATTCTTCATTTTTTAAATTAAAATAAATAGTGCGTAAACGATCAATATACAATTGCACAAAATAAACATTATCCCATTTCTTCACGATATTTTTATCATCGGCTTCCTTAATACAATAATTATAAATGCCTTTTTCTAGATTAAGACCGAGTTTATCTTCATTATTTAATATTTCTTTTAATTTCGTGGCAATATTTTTTCTGAATTCAGCGGGATTTTCGATAGTACGCATAATGCTAATTAGATAGATATATATTAATTAGCATTATGATATGTTTATGTTATTTCAATTTTATTTATATATGAATATTTAATATGATTATTTAATATGATTATCTTAATTCTCTAATTCTCTTCTTCATCTGAATAATCATATTCAGATTCTTCTAATTCAGTGCCACTATTATCTTCGTCGTCGTCCTCGCCTTCTTCAGCAAACTCTCCTCCACCTCCTCCTCCTTCCTCCTCCTCGCCATTATCCTCATCGTCATCGCCATCATCCTCGTCGCCGTCATCTTCATCTTCCTCGCCACTCTCTATCGTATCTACGACAAACCCATCCTTTAAATAACCATGTTTAGTTTTCTTTTTTTTATCGACATATTCTAATTCATCTTCACTTAATTCTTCTTCTTCGCCAATATCTTCAAATCCTCCAAATAATATTTCATATATTTTATTCCAAATAGGTGTTGTTAAATCTAAAATTTGCCCATTGTCATCGACACGAATTAATGCACATGTCCCAAAATATAAAGCATTATCCACTGGCGGCGGAAAATCGTATTTATTTTCATTATTTGCTTTTCCGCTATCTTTTGCCCATAATTCAACTGCAATTTTTTCGCAGCCAACATTTAATTTCCATGTCGTACGTTTGCCAAAATCATTTTCGACCCGAAATCCGCATTTTTTATAGATGGTGTCAATACTAATATCTTTAACTTTTGTTTGTTTAATAGTTCCATTTGCTTCAACTAAAAGAAGAGTGGTCATTTTTTATAAAATTTAACCAAATCGGTTTAAATAGTTTATCTTATATAATTATAATTATTATTATAATTATTATATTATTTACAATAAAATGAAACTTTATTTTCCTGCTATTTCTCTTCATAAAATAAATCCAAAAAGCCTTCAGCCTTATTTAGTGAAAGAACAAATACGACATTTATTATTTTCTGATGAAGGTATCATCCAAATTCAAGGAGAGAAATTAAGGCGACTTGCTCTGCTAGATATTCCACTCATAAAAGAAAAAATAAATGATTATGATATTTTAATAGATAAAAGTCAATGGTTAAAAGAAGAAGAAGAATGGTGGCAAATATATCCAAATGCTGTAGAAGAAATCACACACCTATCTATTTTTCAGTTAAGAAAAGGTGCTGAGGTTGAATGTATTATTGAAACACAAAAAAATAAAATAACTAATTTTTATTTTTCAATTAAAAAAGATATTCAATCATCATCTTATGAAGTTGTGAAAAATATACATATTAAAGAAGATATACTTACGTTTTTATTTGAATTAAACTTATGTTAAGAATATATAATATATAACAAAAATGTTCTTCTCTATTATTAAATTATCTATTTTTTCTCTTTTGTTTATTATGCTTATTCACTATCTTTTTAATTTTTTAAAAAATAATCTCACTATTCCAAAAGTAAAAGATTTAGTGAATAAACCAAATGAACGATATAATGAAATTATAGATACCCTAAAAAAAAATCAACAACCCTCTTCGTCTTCCTCCTCGACTATGCCGATATTTAGCAATAATAATAATAATAATAATATTAATAATAATAATGAGTCTGAACTATTAGCATCAACCACAACCACATCAGAAATGAATAATGAATTAAGAGATTTTTTAAAAGATTTAAAAAAACCAGTGATGAATAATAATAA